GGAGTAATATTGGCAGCATTAGTATGCGTTGGGGCTTGCAAATCCACTTCGCTAGCCCACGCAAATACTGATATAGAAACCATTTCATTTGCTGCTGCAATTCCTGAAATGTGCTTAAGATTATTCAATGTACGAATAGTTATTTTGCCCATTTCATCCCAATCTCCAGTTGTAACGTTAATGTAATCTGCATAAAAGAAAAATGGTAAAACCATCTCACCACCTTTAGACGTTGTTGGATCAAGGAACAATCTGGGAAATTGACTCATCTGCACATTGTCAAAATTACTCAACGCCGTATTAACAGTTAATTCATCAAGCTCCTCGAACGGCTGATAGCAAGCCATCAACCGTCCATAAAAGAATGAGTTACCATTTATAACAAATTTAACATGCAACTTCATCTTTAGCAATTGGTAATTGGAAATCCTATTGGACACCCTCGGATTTTCTAAAAATAACGACCAAGGGTCAAATTTTTCAAAGAAATTCAAAGTACTAGGGGTCCATTCATAGGAGGCCAATTTAATTGGTCGCCCCAAAAACTCCTGTAACGAACAATCTCTACCAGTTAACCTATTACGCGTCTCATCCATGGCTGAAGGTATAGAATTTGTAATCTCTTCAGATGCGTCCATGAATGAGACGACTTGTTTTTTCATTTCAACCCCAGATTGGGGATGAATCGTTCCATCCGGAACTAAACAATTTTGAGTGTTGTCTCCACTACAATTTATTCGTATTAATTTAGTATTAGTAGTTGTATATATTCATCTTAACCTGTGACTCAACTAAACACAGTAGACTAGACTATTTCGGTTGGCAACCAACTCCTTCGGAATTTATAATACGCCTACAAGCAAAGCCTGAAACAACACATAAGCATCACCATCATGTTGTCACGGTAACCAAATACTTGCACCTCTATTTAATTTTACATCCATCGAGGAGACGGATGACCTTATTCAGGATTTTGTTTTTTCCAAATTTCTAATCTATCTGTGAAAGACAATTGTAACGCCTGTGTTGCATGACTAATGTCATGCTTCTGTGCAATTTCTCTCAACTTCCCTATTCTATCCTCATAAACAGCCTTGCCATGGAAAAAGTATTCATCGGCCGCACCACATAGATTCATAGCACTCACTTCAATTGGTGATACTTCTTTTGACTTCAAAATGGAACACAATGATTTGTGTATTGAAGTTTCATTAAGAGGTCCCACAATTGTGCCAAAGTGCTTATCGTAAACGAACTTACGCTTAAGGAAATCGCATTCATCTATAGTAATAAACTTTTTAAATGCGGCATCCTTCTCTGCCATTGTAATTGTCATTTCATGTTGTGCTAAGAAATCCCTAAAAGTGATCATATTAAACCCTGAATGCCACCAGTCCACAGACCCTGCAGCATCATCACCATATGTAATCAATGAAGCACATTGTCTAAACGTCTTTCTTTCATTGGGATAAATCTTGAAAAAGCCCAAACGGTGTAATAAGCTATTGACAATACCATTAAGATATACCGTAACATTTACTCCGGAAGGATTTGAACCAAGCAACATTATCAAATCACCATTGTATGCACACATGGGCCAACAAATATCAGTAGCAATCCCCTGCATAATAATTATGTCAGATTCGGAATATCCACACATCTTAGCTATCCTCTGCATAATTTTGAGTGCACAAAACGTAAGCTGTGCAGGCATGCGCAAATCATACTCCTTATAATCTATTGCACACACCCTATTTTTCCCATGTTTGGTAATATGAGTGGATAACTCAAACCATTCCCTTGAGTGAGGATTCACTCCAACTGCACATTCACTTAAAAGTGGATTGAGTGACAAAAATCTACACACCGGAAGATAATATTTCCTCACAAGTAGTTGGAACGCTAACTGCGCGGCTTGAAAAATCCTAACCTTCTCTTTCGTAGATAGAGTAGGCTCGTCTTTACATGATGATTTGCATATCGGATAACATCTCCTACCCGCCAAATATTCTGTCTCCATATTTTCAGCTTGTATCCAATAATCTTCATGAAGCTCAACGTAATCCCCATATACGCCGAGCGGATCTTCACACTCACGCAACCACTTCTCCTTAGTTCCACCAGTTGGAAAACCCACCGATGTTGACTTTTTCATATTGTCAACAAATCTGGTGCAAGGTATACCATTAACAACTTGTGGTTTTGTAAGAACTTTGACGTCATCCTTCCAAAAGCTGAGATCGTCATTAATGCGCTTTGCAATCTCAACCATATAATCGTCAGCGGCTCGTGCAACTTCAGCACCACTAAATCCTATACTCGGAGCAGTAGAACTCTTTAAAGAAGTCACCCACGGAAGCCATGGCGACTGTTTATCAGGACCCCGAAACCGGGGTGCACACCAGCTCTTCGTAACTTCTAGCTTCTCACGCACAGTTTTGCAAATAGGTGTATCAATAACTTTTGAAGATGGCTGCGATCTTCCAACAGTTGATCCATACACTCTATAATTCCTTTCACCTTCTAATAAAATTAAAGGCGACCTCTCATGAATCTTCT